TGTGTTTTAAGAATGAAACAAGGTAGAAGCGCTAACCTCGCACTTCAAGAACCTACAGATGAACAACTACAACAGATTGAAGATGAATTAAGAGAAGAACTAATGGATGATTATGATTTTGACCCTTCAGATACTATACATTAAGCATTATCTTCAAACCCTACATAGGGAATATACCAGTTTGTCAAGTCAGAGTCAAGTCTTTTTGTAAAATAAATTAAATTTAAATTCGACTTGACTTTAGTGTAAGTTTCTGGTATTGTATGTATAACTTTGACAAGGAAAAGGTGAAGTGACAAAACAGAAAACAAAAAAACCACATTATGTAAATAACAAAGAGTTTTTACAGGCGATGATAGAATGGAATGACCGTTGTAAGATTGCAAAAGAAGAAGGTAAACCCCAGCCACCGATTACTAATTATATTGGTGAGTGTTTCCTAAAGATTGCAAATCATCTATCCTATCGTCCTAATTTTATTAACTACACATATCGTGAAGAAATGATTAGTGATGGTATTGAAAATTGTCTACAGTATGTACATAACTTTAATCCAGAGAAATCGGATAATCCTTTTGCATATTTTACACAGATTATATACTATGCGTTTCTTAGACGAATACAAAAGGAAAAGAAACAATCTCATGTAAAGAACAAGCTTATTGAAAATATGAATGTTGATATGTTCCTAATTGGGGAAGATGGAGATGTTCAGAACAATCCATATACGGATTACCTACAGAAAAACTTTCTTCCAGATGAAGATGTTTACAAACCAAAGAAGAAGAAAGAAAAACCAAAAGGATTAGAATTATTTTATAATGAAGATAGCACTGATAACTGATACCCACTTCGGTGCGAGAAATGATAGTCTACCATTTAACGAATACTTTTACAAGTTTTGGGAAGAGATATTTTTTCCTATAATTGATAAAAAAGGTATTGACACTATCATTCATTTAGGTGATACTATGGACAGACGTAAGTTTGTATCATACAAGATTGCAAATGATTTTCGCACACGATTCATTCAACCACTTGTAGATAGAAAGATTGATACACATATTTTAATTGGTAATCATGATACTTATTATAAGAATACAAATGAGGTAAACTCTCTTGCAGAACTGGTTGGTAACAAATACGATAACATAAAGTTTTATGAAGAAAATTGTACAGTAAATTTTGGTAATATTCCAATCTTTTTCTGTCCTTGGATTAATGCAGAAAACTATGGTTCAACCATGAAAGGTATTCAAGAAACAAACGCAGATGTTTGTATGGGTCACCTAGAGATTAATGGTTTTGAAATGCATAAAGGTCATTTCTCTGAAGCTGGTTATCCCAAGGAAATGTTCAAGAAGTTTGATACTGTATTCTCTGGTCACTTTCATAAGAAGTCTGATGATGGTCATATCTATTATCTTGGTAATACTTACCAGATGACATGGAGTGATGATAATTGTCCTAAAGGTTTTCATATCTTTGATACAGTTACAAAAGACTTAGAAAGAATAATCAATCCATTTACAATATTTGAAAAAATCTATTATGATGATACAAATACAGACTATAATAAAGTAGATGTATCACAATATAAAGATAAGTTTATAAAACTTGTAGTTGTCAATAAGAAAGACTTGTACCAGTTTGATAGATTTACTGATAGGTTGTTGCAAGAACAAACTCATGAGGTAAAGATTGTTGAGGACTTTTCTGACTTGGATGCAGAGAATGTATCTGATGATATTGCAGAGAATACTCAAGATACAACCACACTCTTAGAAAAGTACATTGATGAACTTGATGTAGACTTGGACAAGAAACGATTGAAAAATACTATGAAGGCTCTATATCTAGAAGCCTGTGACTTGGAGTTATAAGTTTGGTTATATTTAATACTGTGAGGTGGAAGAATTTCCTATCTACTGGAAACTCTTTTACCGAAATACAACTTGACCAGAATCCATCTACACTTGTTGTGGGTGAAAATGGTGCTGGTAAATCAACTATTCTAGATGCGTTATGTTTTGTTCTGTTTAACAAACCTTTTAGACAAATTAGTAAATCTCAACTACTTAATTCTATTAATCAAAGAGAAGCAGAAGTAGAAGTAGAGTTTACTACACAGAATAAAAAGATTAAGATTATTCGTGGTATCAAACCTAACAAGTTTGAAATATATGTTGATGACGTAATGATTAATCAAAATGCAAATGCAAAAGATTATCAGAAACATTTAGAACAACAAATACTTAAATTTAATTATCGTTCATTTACACAAGTTGTGATTCTTGGTAGCTCTACATTTGTACCATTTATGCAATTGAACTCTAAGAACCGTAGAGAAGTTGTAGAAGATATTCTAGATATTAAAATATTCTCTTTAATGAACCTTGTTCTTAAAACAAAGGTTAGAGAAATCAATACAAATATTACAGATACTAATTATACAAAAGACCTTACTCAAAGTAAGATAGAGATGCAAGAGAAGTACATTGAAGATTCTAAGAACAATAGAGATAATATTCTCACTGAAAAAACAAATCTTATATCAGCTAATGAAGAAGAAATCTTTGCAAACCAAAAGAAAGAAACGGAGTTACAACAATCCACCGATACCTTTCTGGAGGCGATGAAGAGTGAAGATATTGTCATATCAAAAAGAGATAAACTAAAAGATGTGCAGTTTTCTTTAAAAGATAAACATAGTCGTGAAAGTGCATTGATTAAATTCTTTGAAGAAAATAATGAGTGTCCAACTTGTGAACAACATATTGACGAAACTTTTAAATCAGAAAAGATTAAACAGAACCAAACTTCAGTTGCAAAACTTACTGAGGGTTTATCAAAAATGTCTGATGAGATGAATAAGGTTGAAGGTAAAGTAAAGGACTTCAAAAATCTTGCAAAGACAATTCAAAAGAACCAAGTTGAGATGCAGAAGTATCGCAGTGCGATTACTCAACTAGAAAAATTTAATTCAACTTTAGAAGCTGAAATCAAACAGATAGTAGATAAAGAAGTTGCAGAGGAAGATATAAAGAAACTTGCAAGACTTCAAGAAAAGTTAGATAGTTATGAATCTTCTGCAAAAAAACTAAAAGAAGAACTATTTTACTTTGATGTTGCAAGAAATTTATTACAAGATACTGGTATCAAAACTAAGATTATTAAACAGTATCTACCGATTATGAATAAGTTGATTAACACTTACTTATCATCTATGGATTTCTTTGTTAACTTTAATATTGATGAGAACTTTAACGAAACAATCAAATCAAGGTTTCGTGATGATTTCACCTATGCAAACTTTTCAGAAGGTGAGAAGATGCGTATTGACCTTGCACTTCTGTTTACTTGGAGAGCGATTGCAAAGATGAAGAACTCTACAAATACTAATCTGTTAATTCTAGATGAGATATTTGATAGTTCACTTGATACAGATGGAACTGATGCGTTCCTTAAAATCTTAGGTACATTTGATAAAGAAAATGTATTTGTAATTTCACATAAACAAGATATGTTATTTGATAAATTTAGACATACAATTAAATTTCATAAAGAAAGAAACTTTAGTAAGGTTGCTTAAAATGATAATTAACGGTGATTGCATTGAAGAAATGCAGAAACTAATTGATGATGGTGTACAAGTAGATTCTGTTGTTACAGACCCACCATACCATTTACAATCTATTGTAGATAGATTTGGTAAAGAAGGTTCTGCACCAGCTCAAGAGGGAACTGATGGTGCATTTGCAAGAGCATCAAAAGGGTTCATGGGTAAAGAATGGGATGGTGGAGATATTGCATTTCGTAAAGAGACATGGGAACTTGCACATAAACTTCTGAAGCCAGGTGGTTATCTACTGGCATTTTCTGCTTCTCGTAATTATCATAGAATGGCAGTTGCAATAGAAGATTCTGGTTTTGAGATTCGTGACCAAATTATGTGGATATATGGAAGTGGATTTCCAAAGTCACATAATCTTGGTGATGGTTGGGGAACTGCACTTAAGCCTGCACATGAACCTATTGTGATGGCAAGAAAGTCTATTGAAGGAACAAACAAAAATAACAGAGAAAAGTATGGAACTGGTGGTATTAACATTGATGAGTGTAGAGTAGAGAATAAAAGATACCCAGCAAATGTAATACATGATGGTAGTGATGTTGTTGTAAAAGGATTTCCAAATGCAAAAGGTTTTGTATCTAATGGTGATGCTGAAGTTGGAGAATATAGTAAAGGTGTAATTAACCCAATGAGAAGGGGTAATGCAACATCATATGGAGATGATGGTTCAGCTGCAAGATTTTTCTATTGTCCAAAAGTATCCAAGTCAGAGAGGGGTGAGGATAACACGCACCCCACAGTGAAACCACAAGAGTTGATGAAATATCTATGCCGACTTGTAACACCAAAAGGTGGTACAGTTCTTGACCCATTTATGGGTAGTGGTTCTACAGGCATGGCCGCAAAAGATGAGAGTTTTAATTTTATCGGTATCGAAAGAGAACAAGAATACTTTGATATTGCAGAGGTAAGAATTGAAAAAACTGCACCTTTAATGAATTTTTTCTCATAAAAGTTTTAAAAAAGACTTGACTTTGTTCTCATAACATGGTATAGTATATACATAATCAAGAGAAAGTGAGTCGCAAATGGATGAAATTACACAATTACAGAAAGAATACACTTTCTTTTCAGATATGTTAAAAAGTCTAGAAAAGAAGAAAAAGAAGACGCCTGGAAATGGTTTTGCAATAATGAAGTGTAAAGAACGAATTGCAGAGATGGAAGTAATCTTTGATAAGATTGACTATGCAGCTCAAATAACTTACGATTAATTGAAAAAAAGACTTGACTTTGTTGTGATAACATGGTACATTATAAGAGAATTAAGAATCAGTCATAAAGGAGAGAAAATATGGCACATATGGTAGAAACAATGGCTTACGCTGGTGAGTTGCCTTGGCATGGTCTTGGAGTGAAGGTCATTGACGATTTAACACCAGAACAAATGATGCAAAAAGCAGGAGTTGATTGGACTGTTGAAAAACAAGATATGATTACTTCTGGTGGTTCAACTATTACAAACAAACAGGCACTTGTCCGTTCATCTGACGGTTCAGTTCTTGACGTAGTTGGTAAGGGTTGGAATCCAGTTCAGAACGCAGATGCTTTCAATTTCTTTGAAGAGTATGTTCGTGCTGGTGATATGCAGATGCACACTGCTGGTTCACTGAATGATGGTAAAATGGTTTGGGCTCTTGCAAAGACAAACGAATCATTTGAACTTTTCAATGGTGACGTAACAGAGAATTACTTTTTGTTCTCAAATCCACATGAGTTTGGTAAGGCGATTGATATCCGTATGACACCAATTCGTGTTGTTTGTAATAACACATTGACACTTTCACTATCACAAGATAGTAATGCAATGGTTAAAGTTAACCACCGAAAAGAGTTTGACTCTGCTGAGGTTAAAGAACAAATGGGTATCGCAAAAGAGAAAATGGAACAGTACAAAACAATGGCTGAATTCCTTGGTTCAAAACGATACACATCTGAGAACATTGTTCAGTACTTCAATGAAGTATTCGGTTCAGTTGCAAAGGAAAAAGTAGACGGTGTAACACCATTTACTTCCAACAATGCAAAGATTGCTATGGAACATTTGGATACACAGCCTGGTGCAAACTTTGCTCAAGGTTCATTCTGGAACGCTTTCAACACTGTCACTTTCATGACAGACCATGTTCAAGGACGTTCTAATGATGGTCGAATGACTTCATCATGGTATGGACGAAATCGTAGGGTCAAGTTGAAAGCACTTGACAAAGCTCTGGAATATGCAGAAGCTGCCTAAAAAAAGTTTTGTGTGGGGGTTGATTTTTGAAAATTAATCCCCATATAAATATAGGTGTAGATGCGAATTATCGGTCTGCACATTAATCTTGCTTAATAAAGGAGATAAACTATGACAAATTTAAGCACACTTAGAAACGCTCTTCAGGCGTTTGATTACAACCACATGACTCCCTACGCAGTAGGTTTCGATAGACAGTTCGATAGATTGTTTGATTACGTTACACATCAAGCAGAATCGACTGGTGGTTACCCACCTTACAACATTCAAAAGACAGAGGATTACAAATTTGAAATTGAAATGGCTCTGGCTGGTTTCAGTAAGAAAGATATTGAAATTGAAGTTGCAGAAGGTGTTCTTACAGTAAAATCAATGAAAGATAAAGACACTGGTTCTACTGATGATTACACACTTTACAAAGGTATCTCACAGAGAAACTTTACAAGAAAGTTCACTCTTGCAGATGATATCGTAGTAAAGGGTGCAGAACTTAAAGATGGGATGTTGACTATCTCATTGGAGAGAATTGTACCAGAGGAGAAAAAACCTCAACTGATTACTATCAAATAATTGATAGAAATACTGAGGAGTGACTTGACATCACTCCTCTTTTATGTTATAGTCTAAACAGTAAATCATGATAAGGAGAAATATATTATGAGTAGACCTAAAATGTCTAAAAAACAGAAGGTACTAAACCTTCTATCAAAAGGTGAAAATGTGACATGGAAGACTTTGAGAAAAAGATTTGACCTTGTATCACCAACTAAAATGATTGATACTCTAAAGAGTGAAGGTCATTGTATCTATACAAACGACACTGCAAAAGGTGTTGCATATAGACTTGGTACACCATCAGCTGAAATCATTTCTGCTGGTATTGCAAAAGTACTTGGTACAAAGTACGCATACTAAACTGAAATCGGAGAGGGGGGATTTCCCCCTCTTCACAATATTATATTATGGAGTTTACATTTGAAAATCTTTGGTAAAAAAGAAGAGCCTGTCGTAGAAGAAACATCTATAGATTACAAATATTCTGAAGATAGAATATTTCATGAATTAAAAGAATATGTAGATAATACCTACGACCAACATTATTCCCAAAACAAATTCCAAGCAACTGAGTTCATTTTAGATAGTGGACACGGTAAAGGATTCTGTATTGGTAATATTCTAAAGTACGCCCAACGCTATGGGAAAAAAGGTGCTAGAGAAGATGCAAGAAAAGACTTGCTTAAAGTAATCCACTATGGTATAATCGCATTACATAATCATGACAAGGAGAAAGATTAATATGAAACTTAGTAATGATACTAGAGAAGTGTTGAAGAACTATTCGACAATCAACGCTAATCTATTGGTGACTTCTGGTAATCAGATTGCAACAATGTCTCAAATGAAGAACATTGTATCTAAAGCAACTCTACCAGATATATTTGAAAGTGAATTCGCAATCTATGATTTGAACGAGTTCCTATCTGCAATGTCATTGTTTGATGACCCAGAGTTAGACTTTGGTGATAGTAGTGTAAAAATTTCACAAGGTGGTCAATCACTGAATTATTTTTACAGTGACCCAACTGTTGTGACTACACCAAAATCTGATATCACAATGCCTGACCCAGATGCAACCTTTACACTTAAACAAAGTGTATTCAATCAAGTATTGAAGGCTTCATCTGTTCTTGGTGTTCCAGATATGGTTCTGGATGTAGATGAAACTGGTCATATGAACCTTAGAGTTTCAGACCGAAAGAATGATACTTCAAACAGTTTTAGTGTTGAAGTTGGAGAAGGTGGTACGCCTAATCAGAAGTTTTTCTTCAAGGTAGAAAACTTGAAGTTACTTTCTGGTGACTATGAAGTTAAGGTATCATCTAAGGGTATCTCAAACTTCAAGAACATCAACAAAGATGTAGAATACTTTATTGCACTAGAAGCTGCTTGAGGGAAAACTTTATGAATGAAATATTATGGGTAGAGAAGTATCGTCCACAAACAATTAGTGACGCAATACTTCCTTTTGAGTTGAAACAAACATTTCAACAATTCGTAGACAATCAAAATTGTCCTAACTTACTATTATCTGGTTCTGCTGGTTGTGGTAAGACTACTGTTGCAAAAGCAATGTTAGAGGAACTTGGTTGTACATACATGATGATTAACGGTTCTGAAGAATCTGGTATTGATGTACTTAGAAACAAAATCAAGAACTTTGCGAGTACTGTCTCTATGGATGGTAAACGTAAGTATGTAATTCTAGATGAAGCAGATTATCTAAACCCACAATCTACACAGCCTGCGTTGCGTGGTTTTATAGAAGAGTTCAGTAAGAACTGTGGGTTTATTCTAACTTGTAACTTCAAGAACCGTATCATTGAACCTTTGCATAGTCGTTGTTCAAGTATTGAGTTTCGTAT